AATAAACTAAAAGTAAAAGCAACTTTATAAATGTGCAACTGTATGAAAGGAAATAGCATTTGGGGTGAACTTGCAAGCCGCATACCTCAGGAGTACAAGGAGCAAGTCATGGCAACGGTTGACAGGACTTACCGTGTTTTATCCATTGACCCGTCGGATATGGATTATTTATTCAATATTTATAACAATTTTGTAAACAACTATGAGCCTGAGAGAAGGAATTGTCCAGCGTGTCGGACAAAGGTAGTTGGTAAAATGAGGCAAATAGTACAATTTTGGAGAGATGAGCAATGAAAAAAATAACATTGACAAGGATTTATTAATTGAATTTCAAGAAAGCATCTTGGATAAATTCAAGGCGTTATGTGAAAAAGATAAAATTAAACCAAGTTATCCAACCCTTATCGATTTCCTTTACAAAACAAATGTTATAAAAGATTTAACCATTGCAAAATTTATGGTCATGGAATTATATCCAGCCGCGTTGTTTGAAAATGAAAGCAAGATGAATGCTATTATGGATATAAGCATTAGAACAGGATTAAGCGAAAAAACCGTGTATAACATGATACAACACCCTGAGTCTTTTGGGTATGGAATCAGCAAAAAAAGGAATAAGAAAAATAATAATAAATAAATTTACAACATGACATTTGCAGATTATCCAGAGACGGCAAAAAATAACGCAAGACGCGCACTTGACCATAAGAAAAATGGTTCAAACTGTGGAACTCGCGTTGGCTGGTTAAGGGCAAATCAAATCGCAAACGGCGAAGGCTTGTCGGAAGACACCGTGCAAAGAACGTATTCATTTCTTTCCCGTGCGGAAACGTATGACCAGGGTAAATACTTTGACGAAGATGGAAATGAAATTTGCGGTTCAATAATGTACGACGCATGGGGAGGAAGTGCGATGAAAACATGGGCTGAGGCAAAGTTTAAAAAGATTGAAAGGGAAAAGGAAAGTAAAGCGATGGCAAAATTTAATATTGATATTTTAGGGGAAATTTCGGAATCTGTTAATTCTTACAATTCGGTAAGAAGTAAAATTAACGACGCAAATGGTGAGGAGATTAACTTAGTTATTTCGTCTGGCGGTGGCTCAGTCACCGAAGGAATGGGAATCGCTGATTTAATTGCTAATTATCCAAACGAAACAACGGCAACAGGAATCGGCTTGGTAGCAAGCATTGCAACGGTTGTACTTTTGTCGGCAAATAAAGTTAAGATGACTGAGAATGCTTTTCTAATGATTCATAGACCGTGGAGTTATACGATGGGTAACGCCGACGAACTTGAGGCAACGGCTGAATTATTGGATAAGATGGAAGCAAAGTTATTGGACATTTATACCGCCTCGGTTTATAAGCGTAAAGGGAAACAGAAAGACCTTGATAACAAAATTACGAAAATGATGGCGGCTGAAACATGGATGACCGCCCAAGAAGCATTAGAGTTTGGTTTCATTGATGAAATTGTGAAAGTTGGCGAAAAAAATATTGATTTATTACCGTTGCAAAATAGCCTTAACAAATTCTTAAATGTCCCAGCTGCATTATTAACCAACAACAAAAAAGACGATGACATGGGTAATTCCATTTTAGAAAAGATTAAAAATTTACTTAACGCCGTCGACGAAAAAGTCGAAGATGTTATGACGGAAGAAGAGGTAATAACCGAAGAGCCGAAAAACGACGAAGTTGAAACGGCAATTACAATGCTTAGGGATTTAGGTTACTTTGTAATGTCACCTGAGGAAATGGACGCTATCCATACTAAGCAAAAAGAGGAAATGGAATCAATGTACAAAAAGAGCGATGAACAAAAGAACTCGATAAATGAGATTAAAAGCGTTCTTGAAACATTGGGAAATGAACTTGTAGCACTTAGGGCGCAAGTTAAAAAAGGCGTTGGACTTCCTTCGGGCGGATCTGCGCATGAAAAGGTAAAGGAAACAAAAGCAAAAGCAAATCATTTTGATTCTTTTGCTTCATTAGTTCAATCTAAAATTTCACAAAGATAATGGCAACAGCAAATGTAAATGGCTTTCTTGACTCGAATACTTATGTAGGTCAGAAAAACCTTGCTCGCACTAACCCGTATGCAAATGCTCAGGGGATAAACGCGGAGCAGTTATACGGAATAGATACCTTTGAGGATAGGATTCCTGTATCATTCACTTACGGAACATCAACCGCAGGCGCTCGTTTAAACTTTGCACCTTTGACGGGTGTAACAAGTGCAAGTGATTTTTATAAGGTCAATGTAATTGACGAGTCAGGTAACGAGGCTCAATCAAATTGGCAATCATCTGCACCGACGGCAATTTTACAAATCAATACTTCATCATTAGTAAAAGGTAATGATTGGAAGGTATTGTTTGCAACGGCAACCCCAGCGGGTTTAAAAACAGAGTTTTCATTTGTTATCGAAGATTCGTTAGTAATGACTAACACTTCGGCAACAATTTCTTATCCTAATCTTTAAAATTAAAAACAAATGGCATCAGTTGAAATAAGCCAACTTGACGTATCCTTCAGAGGTACTGAGGCAAATAACATATTTTTAGAACCAGTCTTTTTTGACGATGATTTACGCGGTCAATTCCGTGTACTTGGAAACGTCGCTAATAAAAAGAAGATGGTTTTCGTACAACAGTTGGAAAACATTGTAAGAAAATATTCTGGCTGCGGATTCAATCCCGTTGGTTCAGTTGACATTTATCAGCGTACAATCGACGTTGAAAAAATGAAGGTTGACCTTGAAATGTGCTGGGACGAATTTGAGGACACTGTTTTTGAGGAGTTATTGAAAACAGGAACAAGGCTTCCAGACGTATCGGGAACATTGATTGAAAACATTTTATTGACCCGTACACAACAGGCGATAAGAAATGACATTACCCGTCTTTCTTACTTCGGTGACCAATCTTCAAACAATCCTAACTACGATTCATTGGATGGTTTTTGGACTGTTTATTATCCTCAACTTGTTGCTGATGATTTAGTTCCACGCACAGACACAGGCTCAGGTTCAGACCTTGCGGCTGGTGACGGCTTTGCAATCCTTCGTGCGGTGTATGACCAAGCACCTTTGCAGTTGAAAGGTTTACCAGCTAACCAAAAGGTGTTTAATGTTACGCAAAGCGTTTATTCTCAGTTAAGGGAAGACATTGAGAACGGCGGCGGCGGTGATTACGGTTTACTTCAGTTAATTAACGGGGTTGAGCAATTTACCTTCCGTGGCGTTACTGTAATACCTCAATTCCGTTGGGATGATATTGCGACCTCTTTGGGAACAACCAAGCCTCATTATGTGGAGTACACAACCCCACAAAACAAGGTACTTGCAACCGACGTGTTGAGCCCTGAAACGGCTTTGGAACTTTGGTATGACCAAAAAGACGAAAAGGTATATATTAAGGCGCGTTTCAAAATGGGCGTTAATTATATTCACCCATCTTTAATTAGCCTAGGCTACTAAACCAAAAATATGAGTGCAATAACAAGCGGTTGGCTTAATCAATGCGTCGATGGTACTTGCCCTGGTGGTATTGGAAAACTTTACATAGCCAATGCCAATCAGGTAACAAGCATAACCAACAACGCATCGGGAGCAACCACGGCGATAACAATGGCTTCCTCGGCTGCCGTATTTTACGAGGTCGAATTTAGAGACAACTCAGGAGCATTCACGGAAACGGTGACGCAAGACCCAGACACTTTGTCGGTTGCGATTGAGCAAAGTTTAGTAGGTATAATCAACTGCCGCGACCAAGAGTTAAGAAACTTGATTCAAGACATGGCAAATCAGGCTTGCGGCTTAGTTTGTGTACACGTTGAAAACACGGGTAATTACTGGATATGGGGCGCTGAGGTAATTGGCTCAAAGAAAAGACCAGCAAGGCTAACAAGCGCCGAAGGTTTATCGGGTGCTTTGTTTACTGATAGCAATCAAGAAACATTAACCATTACTTGCCGTACCACAAACAAGGCAAGGTTTATCGTTAATGGCGAAACAGTCATGAACGCACTTGATTAAAATACAAAAGCATGATAGTACGCGAAAAAAGTAAGCTAATGATTTACGTTGGCAATGATCCAACGGGAAAAGCGGGAATACTAAAAAAGGCTATCGGAAATTTTACACAGTTAGAATTAAGGGGTTGGTATAATGCCAACCCCAAATCTGTTAGCCAACACGTCATTTTCACGCCTGAGAAAAAAACCTATGAGCCAAATAAAGAAGACGATTCAAGCAGTACCGAACAGGGCTAATAGAAATTTAAAAAGAAATAACAGTCCTTTATTGGCTTCGGTAACATTGGATACTTCCAACACTATGTTAGTAAAGGAAGATATTTTTAATGAACCGTCCAGAGAAAGACTTGATTTTACAGGGGCTAAATGGGTTAGATTCTTTACTCAAAAAGATGACTTTTTAAAAAGTCTTATTGCCATTGTAAACAATTCCCCAACGCTTCGGCGTATCATTGAGGACAAGGTAAACATGGTTGTCGGTGACGGCTTTATCCCAATGAAAGGTAAGTCAAATACCTTACTTACAACCTCAATGAAAGGTGAGGTAATAACCGATGATTCTTTAAATGAGATTGAAGAAGTTATCGGACAAGTTAACTTGCATTCACAAAACTTACAAGAGGTACTTGGTTCTTTGGCTTTTGATTACGATGCTTTTGGAAATTGCTTTGCGGAAATAGTACGGGGTAAGGTTGGTAATGAGCCATTCACTTATATTTATCATGTTCCCGTTTATAACATTGGCATAAGGAAAGCCGAAGCGGATCAGATTATAAGGTCGGTTGGTATTTACGACAACTGGGAAGAAGTGCCGTTAACAACTGAGGGCACGTTTTACGAAAGTGAAGGATTCAGGGAAGTACCAATTTACCCTGAGTTTAAGAAATTTGAAGACGGGACGGAGCGTTCAATTATTCATGTTAAGCAATACGCGGCTGGTTATTTCTATTTCGGTTTACCTGAGTGGATTGGGGCGAAGATGTGGGCTGAAATTGAATATAGAATTCAAAGATTTAATACAAGTAAATTTGAAAATGGCTTTATGCCTTCTGGTATTTTACAATTCTTTGGGTCAATGTCACCGCCTGAGGCTAAAAAACTTGTTGAAGGCATTGAGTCAAAGTTTACAGGAATGGGGAATAACCATAAATTATTCGTCCAGGTTCTTAGAGATGAAAAATTAAAGGCAAATTTTATACCCACATCAAAAGAAAATGAAGGCGAATTTTTAAACCTTCAAAACCTTGCAGCCTCGGCGATTGTGGTTGCGAACAGATGGAGCAAGTCTTTAGCTGGCTTTGCTACTTCGGGGCAACTTGGAAGCAATCAGCAGATAAGGCAAGAAATGGAATACTTGCAAAATACGGTTATTAAGCCGCGTCAAAACTTAATGATTTCAAAGATTATCAATCCTTTCTTAAAAGAAATTGGGCTTTATAATCCAGCATTCACAGACGTTTCGTTTGGTATTTCAAACACTTTGCCCGTGTCTTTCATGGGTGAAATTAAGGTGGAAGAAAACCTTTCGTTAAATGAAAAAAGAGAAATATTAGGGTATGCACCCGTTGAAATAGAACAAACAACCCCAACAAATGAGCCAATTAATACAACCGAGTGAAGTAATAGCTGGAGGGGTTGCACGTCCAACACCAGCAGATATAAGGCTTGATAAAACCCTTATTAGCCCACACATTCAAGATGCCGAGTTCCGTTGGATTGTTCCAGCCATTGGTATAACCTTGTATGATTCAATGGTGGCAGATAAGGGAACAAGTACCGCGTTTACATCAACGGCTTATCAGGACATTTGGGACAAACAATTAAAATCCTTTTGTGCCAATGCCGTGTTATACGAGGCAGCGCCGTACATGGTTATGCAACTTGGAACAAACGGGCTTTATACCCTTGACAATGAATATGGGCAAAATGTGGGCGTTGAAGGATTAAAATTTTATCAAGACACTTTATTACAAAGGTTGGAGGTAAAGAAAAAGAGAATAAAAGATTTGCTTTGCAATTATTCAACGCCATTAACCGCGTTTATACCCAGTGCCATTGGTTGTCCTGAGGCAACTTGCGAAGAAGATGAAGAGATTAATGACATTTATAACACCTTAGGGATTGTTTTATGATGGAAAAGCCAAAAAAAGAAAGACGTTTTTTAAAGACGTTAGGGAAAATAGGTGAGATTTTAATTCAGGAGGTTTTATTAAAAG